GCCCAGCAGAGTAGAAAGGGAAGAAGAGATGGCAAGTCCGGTTATCGTAACGGCCACGCAACTGAGAACAATCCTTGGCGTCTCTTCTTCTCTCTATTCTGATGCTTACTTAAACGGCATTATTGTTAGCGCGGAGCAAGTTATTTTGCCGTTATTGACAGCCAATCAAGCTGCAATCGCAGAAGTTTATCTGACGTCCAATGTCGCTTATTATGTGACGCAACGGCCACATTACTTTGTGGCAGGTCAGACAGTCGTGGCAAGTGGAATCGTTCCAGCGACTTTCAATGGCACAATCACCATCACAGATTCCATCACTAATCCATATATCTTCTCAGCCGCCAAAACCAATGCAGACATATTGATTCGCGGCGTGATTCCGGCTGGCGTCGCGTACCTATCCGGAGCAGACGCCGCCACTCTTTACGCATCAACCGAAGCCGTGGAACAGGCAATCTTGATCGTAAGTGTCGAGATCTTCCAGAGCGTCGTGGCAGCAGGTGGTCAGATTGAAGGCGTGGACTTTACTCCAAGCCCGTTTCGCATGGGTAGATCGCTCCAAAATCGTGTCATAGGACTTCTTGGAAGTTACGTCGATGTTGAAAATATGGCCATGTAGATGACTGCCACATCAATTTCAGCCGACGTTCGCGGAGCACTTGCAACAGCTCTAGCGACTCCATTGGCATCTGTTTACACATCAGTCCCAGAGACAGTTATTCCGCCAGCCGTGGTCATCGTTCCAGATTCGCCTTACCTTGAATCCAACATCATCGGCAAGGATCAAGTTCGAGTCAAGATCAACATGACAGTCAGTGCCGCCGTTGCATATAACAACAACGCCGGAGCACTCGATCAGCTTGAAGTTCTCATCATCACGTTGATTGGTCTCATGCCAGTCGGTTACACAGTCGGAGACGTCTCACGTCCCACAATCATTTCAGTCGGAGCGAGCAATCTCTTGTCGGCTGACTTATCGGTATCAACCTACTACACGCAAGTCGCTTAAGGAGCACAACAAATGGCAACGACAATCATCACCGGACGCGACATTACGATCACACTTGCGTCCACAAATTACGCTGCGCAAACGCTATCAATCACGCTAGTCAATGCGCCAGTCATTACGACATATCAGGCACTTACAGGAAAACAGTACAAACACATCGATGATCAGTGGACTTTGAACTTGAATCTTCTGGCCGACTGGGGTGCAACATCATCACTCTTTGAAGCTATGTGGACAGCGTTCACATCTGCTCCTAACACAGCTCTAGCATTTACAATGGTTACTGCAACAGGTGCGTCATTCGCTGGCACAGTTTTTCCAGTAGCTCCAACCGCCGGTGGAACTGCGCCAGATGCGCAGACGGACACTTGGGCGATGTTATGCGCATCAACACCAGTTATCACCATCACATAATCGAAACAGAAACGGGAGCACACGATGAAACTACCAATTACCATCGAATACACATCAGGCGAGTTCGGTACATATACCGCACAACCGCCAGAGTGGGCGAAGTGGGAGAACAAAACAGGGCTGACCATCTCGCAAGCGCAAGAGAAAATCGGGATCTCCGATCTTCTCTTCCTTGCCTATAACGCCATGAAGCGTGAATCAGGTGGAAAGCCCATCAAGGGATATGACATCTGGTGCGAAACAGTGGCCGATGTGAGCGTCGGTGAAGTAATCCCAAAAGCTACGCCGCCGGAAGCGTGAATCGGATCCTTGTCGAGTTAGCAATAGCGACAGGGATACCGATGAGCGAATGGATCACGGCGGAGCAGATCTATACGGCGCAAGAAGTATTGGAGCAACAGAATGAGCGACAGCGTTGAGATAGCCTACGACAAGGCTGATCTGCGTCGCGTTCTCGGTGCATTCAAAGCGATGAGCGAAGAAGCTACAACTCAGGCTAAGCAAGAATCATCAGCTCTTGCAGATTTTGCGCAGGGCAAGATCAAAGAAACTGCAAGTGGTCGCGGAGTAGCTGCCGAGCGAATTGCTCAAGGATCTAAGGTGAGCAAGTCCAGCAAGATTGGCGAGATATCATTCGGCTTTGCTTCTCAGAAGTTCTCCGGTGGCGGCACGACAAAGCAACTCTGGGGCGGCAACGAGTTCGGATCTAACAAGTTCAAACAGTTCCCAATCTGGTCGGGGCGCGAAGGTCGTGGATCTAAGGGCTGGTTTATTTATCCGACACTTCGGCGAATACAGCCAGAGATCCTTGCTAAGTGGGAGAATGCTTTTGCTAAGATATTGAAGGAGTGGTGATGGCTGATAGCAGAACGCTCAAGCTCTCGATTCTTGCCGACGTCGATCAACTTAAGAAGTCGCTGGCATCGGCTAACAATGACGTCGATGACTCTTCAACCCGAATGGGCGAGTTCAGCAAGAAGGCAGGAGCAGCATTCTTAGTCGCTGGAGCTGCCGCAGCCGCCTATGCAACAAAGCTTGCAGTCGAAGGAGTAAAGGCTGCAATCGAAGATGAAGCCGCGCAAGTAAGACTGGCGACAGCTCTTAAAAATGCAACTGGCGCAACTGATGCGATGATTAAGTCAGTCGAAGAGCAGATCTTAAAGCAATCTTTGGCCACAGGTGTGGCAGATGAAAAGCTTCGTCCAGCTCTATCGCGCTTAGCTCTTTCAACAAACGATGTAACAAAGGCTCAGGATCTGCTCACTCTAGCTCTCGACATATCACAGGCAACTGGTAAAGGGCTGGACAGTGTTGCCAATGCTCTCGGTAAGGCATACGACGGCAATACGGCCGCACTTGGCAAGTTAGGCGTCGGATTATCATCTGCCGAACTTAAAGCCATGACATTTACGGAAGTGCAGACAAAGCTTTCGGATCTATTCGGTGGCGCGGCAGCAGCTAACGCAGAGACATTCGCCGGACGATTGCAGATTCTTAAAGTCACATTCGATGAAGCGAAAGAATCAGTGGGTGCAAAGCTTCTGCCAATTATTCAGAAGCTTGTTGAGTTCGTCGTCAATGAAGTCGTTCCAGCTCTAGGCAAGTTCGCTGAGTTCTTCAAGCCCATCACAGATGCCATCGCTAACAACAAAGAAGAGTTCGCAACTTTCATCGCATTCATTCAAAAATATGTGGTTCCAGTTCTTGTCGATGTGCTAGGTGGTGCGTTCAAAGTCGTTGGCCAGATTGCCGGTGGAATTATTAACGTCATCGGTGCAGTCATCGGCGGTCTTAACTCACTTATTGCCGGAGCTGTTGCAGGTATCAATGCACTAATCCGCGTCTATAATTCAATCCCGTTCTTGCCTAATGTCGGTCTGATCTCAGCTCCATCAATTAGCGTTCCAAGCGTGTCAATTCCAAGCGTTAGTTCAACTGCCACAGTTCCAAAAGTTATAGTTCCATCAGTATCTGGCGGTGGTTCAACAGGTGGCGTCTCATCGGCAGCCGCAGGTGCAACAATGGTTGGATCTATCGGTGGAACAGTCGGCGGTGGTGGATTTACGGATTCACAGAATGCCGCCAGATTAGCTGCCGCAGCTCAAGCTGCTGGCGGTGGGTTCACCGACTCTCAGAACGCTGCTCGCATCAGCATCACAGTCAATGGCGCAATAGATCCAGAAGGCACTGCTCGACAAGTTGTGAACTTGATGAATGATTCTCTATATCGCGGCGGTGGCGGCGGTGGGAACTCGCTGGTCATGTTATGAGCCAATGGTCTCCAGTCTGGCGAGTCAAGGTTGCATCAATTGAATACACATCGACAATTTTGGCCAATCTTTCAATTACGTCTGGACGATCTAATATCTACAATCAGACAAATGCCGGATTCGCCACGATTGAATTATTCATCTTTGACCAGACTTCCATCATTATTGACATCAATGATTCATTATCGATTGAAGTCAAGGATTCCACTGGCACATACGTTCCCATCTTTGGCGGTTCGGTCGTCGATGTCGGAATCACAGTGGCGCAAGTCGGATCTAGTGCCTACACGCAATCAGTCACCATCACGGCTCTGGGTGCTCTGGCGCGTGTTCAAAAGGCTCTGACCAATGGCGTTCTTACTCAGGACTTCGATGGCAATCAGATCTACACAATCCTTTCGGATCTACTTCTTAACAACTGGGGCGAAGTTCCAGCAGCTCTCACATGGGCAACATATACGCCAGCGACAGAGACGTGGGCTAATGCTCAAAATACTGGACTGGGTGAGATTGACACACCTGGCAATTATGAGTTGGCACAAAGGGCATCAAGTCGGACGGATATGTATTCATTGGTAGCCGCGCTCGCCACTAGCGGTCTGGGTTATTTATACGAGAATGCGCAAGGCCAGATCTCATACGCCGATTCAACGCATCGATCAATCTATTTAGCCACTTATGGATATACGAATCTTTCAGCCAATCAAGCTCTGGCGCGTGGTATTGCCATCAAGACACGGGCAGGAGATGTCCGAAACAACATCACTCTCAAGTATGGAACAGCATCGGCAAATGAAGTCAGCGCAACGGATACGGCTTCAATCGATACTTATGGCGATTTAGCACAAATCATTACGACGACAGTTAAACACGCCGCCGATGCCACATCTCAGGCCAGCTTCTATCTGACGCTAAGAGCTAACCCACAGGCCAACTTTGAGTCAATCACCTACGCATTGACCAATCCCGATCTCGATGATGGTGATCGTGATTCGCTCATCAATGTGTTTATGGGTCAACCCGTTTCCATCTCAAATCTGCCATCTAATATGAATGCCGGACAATTCTTGGGCTTCATCGAAGGGTGGCGATTCCAAGCGTCATACAATGAACTTTCAGTCACGCTTCTGCTCTCACCAGTGGCATTCTCGCTCCAAGCGATGAGCTGGGCAGATGTCAGCGTGTCGGAAACTTGGTCTACAATCTTGCCTACACTTGACTGGGAACACGCCTTAGTCGTTGCATAAGAAAGGAAAATAATGGCCAATCCAACAACAAACTTCGGCTGGGTCATGCCGACATCTGCCAGCCTTGTTACTAACTTACCGGCGGACTTTAACGTATTTGGTCAGGCCGTTGATAC